CTTGTTTCCCCAGAAATAAAATTCGATGGAAAAGCCGATGCAAACAACGTCGATGCAAAGATCGTCGATGAAGTTCAAAAAACGGCTATTCAAAATGAACCTCTTGAAAAAAGAAGTGAGACAAAAGTCAAATCTCAGTCAAGACCGCAATCGGCACCTCCGAACTACTACGAACCGAAAGTCAAAATTCAAGACAACCCGAAAGACAACCCGAAAGTCAACCCGAAAGTCAACCCGAAAGTCAACCCGAAAGTCAACCCGAAAGTCAAATTGAGTGAAACCAACACTGTCCACGTAATCCGAAACGGAGATTTGGATTTCCCCAAAGTCTCCGAAGTGCAACCGCGAATGCAGGAACAGCCTTCTGGTTACGATGAACGCAAGAACAGACCTCGTATAGAGATAGACGAAGATGAATTGTTTGGTTATAGACCACCTGCAACAGCAAATGTCCCACGTCGAAGCGAAGGACTTTTGTACGACACAGACTATCTCTTTGGCTACAGGACTCCCGAACCATCTGTAGCGGAAGTCCCTCCTATGAAAGCAAGTGATGTGGTTCCGATTGCAAGACAAAGAGGTGTTCTGGACGACGAGGATTTTCTGTTTGGATATAAAGCCCCAACAGCACCAATAACAGCACCAATAACAGCACCAATAACAGCACCAATAACAGCACCAATAGCAGCACCAGCAACAGTTTCGGTTGCTCCCATTACAACATACGACTTTACGAAACACATGATGTCAAAAGGATATTCTACTGCCAAATCATGGTTTCAAGGGGGCAAACAAACCAAGAGAAACAGCATGCGAATCATAGCCAAAAGAACTCGAAGAAACAAGAAGGATACATAAATAAAAAAAAAATGATGCATCTACTTTGTTTGCTGACAAAGGTATTAATTAGCAAACAAAATACAAAGACGAAAGTGCAAAGAAACCATGAAAACACGCAGCCAAACATCCTCCTCCATATACACTGTCGATATAGATTTTGACGAAGCCTCTGCGTTGTGGCGTGCAAACAAGGAACCGATAGGTAACGGTTCATTCAAATACGTCTGTGCAGTCATCATCGACGAAAAGGGGAAACGTTGTGGCGCGAGATGTGTGAGCGGAACCGTGACCTATTGCCGCCGCCATATGAAGACGTATGGATCACAAAAGATGTAATAAGCCTACGCACGTTATCCAAGCTCCAGGATGGTCATCCGCATGTTGGACAATATGTCCTTGAGTGTCTCTCCTCCTTTGCTCCGTGAAAGATGCAAGAACAAGTCCTCCGCCTCTTGAATTCCTAGCAGCATAGATTTTGTTTTACAGTTCTTCTTTATAAATTCACAAAAATCTTTCAAATTCTGTATGGTCTTTTTAAACTGAAGTAGAGAGAAATTGTGTGTGTTGCACCAACCGAGAAATCCCTGATAATTGTTGAGTAAAACTGTTTTAAGTACATAGTACGCAAGTACATTTGTTTTTTCTTTGTAGAGATGTTTTTTCTTTACAGAGGCAGGAGCCGTATTCAAAAGCAAATCCGCATAGGTCAACCCCATAAATTGGAGGGTTTTTACCAATTGGAAAAAGCTGTATGACCTTTCAAAATGGATGTAGACATCAAACGAGGAGAGAAAAGAAGCAAGGTCTTTTGTATGGTAAAAGGCACAAAACATGGCGTTCATCATTTCAGCCCAGAATTCGGTGTAGGCTTCGTACGCATTCACCTCCGATTGCACCTGAAACAGCGACAGCACACATTTGTCCACAGTGTCTCTTCTCATGTCAGAGAAATCCAATCCAAAGCTGTGGAACGTTTCGTGAATCAGCACTTTGAACCATTCCTCCTTGCGAAACACGACAATCTCTGCATGTGCTGGACAAGAGGTCGTGAAGGCAGTGTTGACGTTATTTTGGTTAAGGACGGAAACATTGGATGTGGGCAGCCACTTTCGGAGAGAAGTGAAGTAGAGATAAATGGTGACTGACGTTGCGCACTCTTTCGACGAATAGGTATGCAATACGTACAACCATGCGGCAATGGATTCCATGTACTTTGTACAAACTTCCAATTCATGGTCGACATGTTCATTTTCCAACATAAAAATCACTGTAATATCTCTGTCGAAGAGAGAATAGGAAAAGGCAATTTCGGATACCACGGTTTCGTCTATGTGCGTTCGAATGGGTTCGGGGAAACTGTTGGCATTGAAAAACCGGGGTTTCGTGATTTGAGACACGCTAGATACCCTCTTCATAGAGACCTTTCGAGGAGAGAAATGGGCATGTGCCTCCTGCAATATCCCATACAGGCGTTTTAGAATGGTTTGGGTTTTCTTCGTGGGTGGGTGATAGTGGGTATGGTCGTGTTTCATAAAGAAGGACAGCAACTGTTTGCTTTGTTTGGATAGTTTCATATGCGGAGGCATTATATATTACCTTCACCTTTTTTTATTTGTAAACTTCTATTGCAATGAAGAGAAACAAAAAAAAATATTCCGTTACTTTATATTGAATGGAACAGGCAAATGGTGATGAGAATGACAATTTAACAGATGTTTCGTTCTCCTATTATCAAACACATTTTGGAACACCGGAGACCATGGAAATGCTTCCTGAAACTGCTATTATCAAACATTTGGTTTCTAAACCATTGCAAGACTGGTTCTGGGCTCATCAGGCCTACCGTTTGTCTCAAGACAAACCACCATCCGTGTTAACACTGGATGAATGCTTTGCTATTAATGATGAGTCAGCGTTTCGCAAAGGCTTGCAAAAAGGTAAATTGAATATTTTGTTGGAACGTAATCCGAACTATTCTCTTGACGAATTATTGGTATACAACTTTTTCTCGGGGAACAGTCAATATTTCAAAGGCAAGACTGCGGAAGAGACCATATCGTCACTGAAATTTCAAATAGGAAAAGACGTGTCTAGACCACCACCTGTAATCAACGGAAAGGTACAGTCGTTCAATCAAGGGGAAAACTACGTTATAGCGAACAAATTATATGAGGCCATCATAGAAGAGATGCGGAAACATTCATATAAAAGCATCAATTTAGATTGGGTGAATAAATTGGCTCTCTCTACTTGCCAATACATTCGAAATAATGCAATAGATATGATAACCGTAACGCTTTTTAATATACTGCCGGAAGTTGTTCTCAAAAAACCAGTACATAAGGATCATGTAATAACGATTCACTCCTCCGAGTGTTCTATTCAATTTGATAGCAAGTCCGAGATTCTTTTATATAAACCTAAACCAGGTGCAGTGCATATCGAAGATATCCCCTATGGTACAGTACATTTTGTGCTGAACATCGATATTTTACGGAATACATATTCGATGCAATTGTCTATTGACATGGATATTGACATGGATATAGGTGCTGCATCTACGGAGTTCTCTCAAGAATCCAAAGACGCATTGTCTGCATCGCTTACCGGTGCCAGTTTGATTGCGTTTCCGTTTATATTAGGAGCACTAGGTGGACGTCGTAAAACCAGACGGCGGCAACGAGGCTCACTACGAAGACAGAAAGGGAAAAACAATAACAGGAGACCCCATAAAGGCCATAAAACCAAAAAAAAATAAAATCGTACAATAGTATATTATTTAGTCATGGAAACGGTTGTATTGGTCATTTTAGGTGCTATTTTAGTGCTGTTGCTCGTTCTAAACCATGTCACTGTGATTGAGACCACCAATGTGGTCGTACAGAAATGTGCACAAACCACGTTTGGATGCTGTCCAGACGGAGTAACCAGCAAAGTGAATTATTATGGAACGAATTGTCCTGGGTTTGTGCCCCAGCCAGCTCCAGCACCGAGTCCACCCAAACCCATTGGCGGATGTGCCGGTACACGCTATGGATGTTGTCCCGATGGAACCACCTCGAGAGCAGACGTTTTTGGAACCAATTGTCCCCACTAAGCACAGCAAAGAGTGGTTCATTCCACTGACCGTTTGATTTTGTCACGAGCCAACATGAGCTCATCGGAGACAACCGGTTGAGTGCGACGCATAAAATGGGTCAATTTGGCGTTGTCCGTGGCGAGGAGCAGTTTTTTCAAGTCGTCGTTCTGAGAAAATTTGGCGTGTTGTGCTTGGTACATGGCCTTTTTGCCGCGTTTCCCGTAAAAGTCTGCATCGATATCGACTTCTACTGGTCGCAACCGTTCGCCCTTGAACTTACCGGATTTGCTGCCTGCCGCCTTGGCCATGAGTGGGTTCTTCGACAAGTCTGTCCCCGAATCAAGAGAGAAACTGAGAAAGAAATCCGGGTGGGTCTGCTTGAACTTAGAGGCCTGATAGTAATGCTCCACAGTGTTCCATTGGTGATTGTCCAATGCAAAGGGTTGTACCCAAAAGTTCGATAGTTTTTTGCGCCATTGAGGTATGGCGGCCAACGCCGCGAAATCATGCAATCTGTCGTTGGGTATTTTCTCTCCATTCCCCTTTCCAGGAAGAGGTTTGTCCAGCGATTTCGAGTAAAACTGAAACACTACATCGTCGTCGTACAGACCGCGCAACTGGGCTTCAGACATTTCGTCTCCGAGAATGTCTCCTCCGTGGTGCTTTTTGCCTTCTGTTAGCGTTTCCTTGAAGCGATGGAAGTCGGGAATGAGGTCGAAGGGTCCAGAGTTTCTCTCCAAGCATTTGTCGCAGATAGCCTTTTTGATGTCATAAGGTATCTCGCTGAACTTGAAAATATATTTTTTCTTGTACCCAATCAACTTGTAATGGTTTCCCGTAAAGTCGACAAAAATATAATATTCAGGGGTAAAGCGCCCTTGTTTCTCAATGACAGCATCGTTGAGCTGACCGCATTGGATGACGTTTTTCAAATCTTTTCCTCGGTACATTTCGCTGGAAAAAATAATGAGCTTGACATTGAGGATGCGCTCCAAGGTTGATATGGCCCATGTTTCTGCCCAAAATTTGCTGCTCTGAATGAGCCTTTTGAATTGTTCAACGTCTTCGACACCCTCCATGAATTTAAACTCTTTCAGCATAGAGGCAGTGACCTTTCTCTCTTCCACGGTGCGGAGATGTTTTTCGTGCACTTTCTTCGCTTCCTCGAGCAGAAGGACTTTTTCATCTCGGTCTAGCACCTCATTGAACCGGTTTTTCAGCTGTTGATACTCATTCTGCAACTCCTTGATTTGTTGGGTGGCCAACACCAAGGCCGAGCGAAACATTTCGTAATGTTGTTTGTACTCTTCAAAAATCTCAGGGGTCACTTCTACTGCCAATCGCCTCCTCAATTTGTTGACACTGGTTTGCTCTCCGATGCTCGAAAAGGCGTCACGAATGGTGGCGAAGAGACAGTCTCCCCCTCCTTCGTTGTCTTGAATGGAGTAGTACTTGTTCTGCATGAATTTGGACACCCATACATCGTGGGGGGATTCGTGGTACTTTTCGCGCAGATGTTTTGCTTTCTTGGCGGTCTCTTCTTTCAGCATTTCGGGAATCGGTATGCCTTCGGTTAAGACAAAGATGTCTCTGCGTTCTTCAGGGATAATGCGTTCGTCGTTGTGTTTCATCTTCTTCCTAGCGCTTTCATCCTCCTCAAGTCCTTTGTGGGCATTTTGTCCATCGTCGTTTTCTTTCTCATCCCCATCTATTTGCTCGGGTGGCATACGGACTTTTTCCAAGTACTCGGTCGTGACAAAAGAGTAGAGCAATGGATTCCCTATTTTTTGAATATCCAACAAGTCGTCTTGGTCCAACATTTCCGGATAAGTATTGGCCAGAATTTCGTAGACACCTATTTGAACTGGTTTGTTGTTCTTCTTCACTAAATAAATAGGAAAGTACATGATTTTTTCTTCTTTGAATGTCTCGCGGGGTCCACCAAGACCCACAATAACGCTGACGTCCATGATTTTGATTTGATACAACTCAACTTCTGTGTTTATGTCCGCCACATCAACTTCTTTTAATTCTGGATAGCTAACCAATTCGTCTAGTTTGGACAACACCATGTATAACTAACTATGTATAACTAAATAAAATATTTTATATTCTATTTAATAATTTTTATAACCACAAGACAAATTTTTTCATGAATTTGTCACGACGGAGTTCGTCGATGTAATGCCACATTGTTTTGCGCCGATTCACTATGTCTGTATTTTGGTTGTCGAATTCAAAGCACACCAGATAGTCCACGATTTCTTCTTTGGTGTATTTATTGGTCTTGAGGTCCTTTGCAAAACCGTAGTATTCACAAATAAGCAGCAATTCCTTGACCGTGTAGTTGTCGCTATAATGAATGGATTGTGCCATCATTTCAGAAGGATGTTCTTCAGTTTGCAGCAAATCATCGAGTGTCCATATGGCTTCCTGGCTTTCAGTCGCAGAGCATGGATAAAATTCTTCTACCGTAAAGGATATTATCTCTGACATGTGACAATAAAGTAGTTAGAAGACATTGTTTTATATTGAAAATCAAGTAAGTAATCAAAATAAAACTGGCAAAACAAAACAAATAAAAAAAAATATGTAGTCAATTATCAATTATCAATTACAAATTATCAACTAGTCAAGTAGTCAAGTTATTACAATTTATAGGTAAGCATCGTGAAGTAACTACATATCCACTAAATCCATGAATTTGAATAAGGCTTTGTTGGTCAAACTTTTGAAGTCTTTGACCTTGCTGCTTGCAATAAATTCCACCACTTCGTTGATGGTGAGACCATGAATGCCGTCTTCTGCGTCTTGGTCTTCGTACAATTCTCTCTTATAGAGGATGGCCACGGTTTCCGTCAGCTCTTCCACTTCGTTTTTTTTGTTGTCGACCGTGATGAATTCATAGATTTTCGCCAGTAAGTTGCGTGTGATGGTGGTGATTTCCTCTTTGGAAACCACCCCATTGTTCATCAAGTTGACATAGAAGGTGGCCAGTGATTTGCGCTTCTCATTCACCTTGTTGATTTCGCAGAAGCGGTCGTAGTTCTCGTTGGGGTCGACGTACTCAATGTGGTCAAAGAGGCTAGTGAACTGCTGCAAATTCTCTTGAAACCTGGCTTGGATGAAGTCGAAGGTGCGCGACAAATCCGTGTACAGGTCCGCATAGATTTTGGAGTAGTACCGGTTGGAAGAGGCGATATTGAAGATGTTGGCGCCAATGCTGCTGACGTCGGCTTCGGGATGTTCATGGATGGTTTTGTGAATGGTGTCGACAATCTTGGTCCGCATATCGGCATAGTTTTTGTCTGTGAGTTTGTTGATAAAGGACTGAATGAGATTGAAGTCTGCATCGACCCCTGTCTTCTGCTCCAGTTTGGTCGCTTGGAAAGCCCGAATCGCTTCCCAGTCTTCGTCGTTCACCACCTCTTTGGCAGCCCCCTTTCTTCTTCGTCCAGAAGGAGCAGGAGTGGTGGCCACGGCAGCAGCCGCCTCTGAAGTCACGACGGCTTTCACAAAATTTTCTCGTTTCTTGAACACTGGTGTGCGGTCATAACTCGGAGACCCAACTTGCATGGCCAAATTGGATATGGTCTCCATGGCTTCGTCCGGGATACGATAATCGAACCCCCGGAAAATCAGGTCTTCGACTTGTTCGAGGGAATATCTAATTAAGGTTTTGGTGGTCATTATTGGATTAGCGTATGTATTATAG